GAAAATCTAGTTAAAACAAAAATAAGCTAAAGCATGAAAAGAGCACACTTAGCCGTCCCGGTTAGGCTGGGATCAACTTTACTAAAAAGCATAAGCACTGAAATTGAAATTGCAGGAAGCTAATTAGTTAATTACTTCCTAATGGATAGAACGGGCTTGGGTCCAATTTTTCCCCCAGTGACCTCACCAAAGTTGACAGCTTGAGTACCTTCCATTGAACGGATACGGTACATCTGTATCTCTTTGCTTGTGGCATTGGCCACTCTCTCTGCCTGAGTTGGTAGTCTTATAAGGCCATCTGCAGGTTCCAGGGAGGCAGTGCTCTCGACTCCAAAAAAAAATTCAAATGCTGCATACCTAGTTTCAAACTTAAACTCCTTTCCAACCCAGTTGGGAGGGGGACTTTGTGTTTGCAGCATAAAATTCCAAACATGCTTGGCATAGAAAGCGCAATACTGCCTGAGTGTGCACCCTTCAGTTTGTTTAATCTTGGTCCCCACTTCCTCCAGAGTTATATTTGATCCAGGGAAAGTTCCAAGCAAGGTGGACTTGTCAGAGGCTCCCACATCAGCGCAGTGCCTGGCAAGATAAACCCCAACTTCAGTAAGCTGGTGCTCCCCAATTCCCATTCCAATCAAAGCCATACCTATGGCTCTGATTTTCTGATCACTTGCAACAACGCCAGCCTGGGGTTCATATATTATGCTTTTAAGACCCACGGAGTCTAGGCGTCTCCTCATACCTCCACTTATGGAGGATGCAGTTCTTGGAGCTCGGTTGCCAAGGGTGAAAGGGGTGATTGAAGCACTCTGAGAGGATTCAGTTTGTGGCCTCAAATTGCCATCATGAGCTGAAGGACTCACTCCTTGCTGGATAGGAAAAATCCTCTGAGAGTTGGGCTCACTTGTTTGGCCCTGATCTTGTAAGGTTGGGTATGGACCCATATTCATTTGGGGTGCCACACTGTAAGCATTCCCTGTCTCAAAAGGATTTGAGGTTATTGCATAGGCACTTGTGACGGGCATCTGCCTCCTCTGCTGTATACCACTCTGGAACCCTAGCCTGGCAGCCTCCTCTTGTGCAGCCCTGTGCTGCTCATTAGTTAGCCTCCCGTGCAAACTTGGGTCAAACCCATTTACCATTGGGGCTACTGATTGAACCTGGGATATAACTGCCTCGCTAATAGCGGGAAATGTGACCTCTGGAGCTGTGGAAGCCACCACTGGCATACTCACTGGAAGGGGAGCTACAACACTTGGGTTTGGTGAAGATGTCACCAAAGGATTCTCATCAATAGAAACCATTGGGGTTGAAGACTGAGAACTGACACCATTTGAAGCCATTATGTCTCACACAAAAGAAGCGAATCAAAGCAAACTTAAATCAACAGCAAATCAACAGCAAACTTATATAATATTAAACAGCAACACCCTAACCTAATGGGTGGTAATAAGGTTTAAGACCCTTAACTAGCTCTATAAAAGCATCTGAATAAACACACCCTACTATAGAAACTGATTCCCCAGTTATCACAATTGTACACTGCTTTTGACTATTCATGAGAAGTTGCTGTGCAAGCAGGAGAACCAGGTATGCAGCAGATGCAGCGGCGATTGCCAGACCTAGACCACTTTTCAGAAACATAGATGGCAAAGATGAGGAAAATAATTATGCCAACTATCAAAGGAGTTCCCGAAGAAATTAGGGAGCTACTTGGGAATGAATCCTTTGGACCACAATAGCTTATACGTTTGGTTCCGTCCTGGTAATTACCACCGTGTGGCAAATTGTGAATATTATCGCCGACTTGGGGTAAAGTACTCCTGGTCAAAGTAAAAAGCACGACTGCTACTGCTACACCCACTGCAACTGGAAAGACACTCTTGGAATAATCTGGAGGCTGAGAAAAAGGCATTCTAATTAGTCACGAGGACTAATTTAGTTTTGTGCCTAGTCAAGGCCACAAAAAGATCTGGACTCACAAGTTCTTCAAGAGGTTTTTCGTGAATAAATGTTACAATGTCGTACGTTGCACCTCTAACCTGGCAAGGCAGTTTATATTCAACACTGTGCCACTTGAGAAAATCCTCAACACTCTCTTCTAGGCAAATAATCACGCCCTCAGGATCAACAAGCTGGAAAATATTCTTTCTTTCAACAATGTCTTGCTTGCTGCTAGCAATGTTATATCCCAACCCCTGAAGAAGCTGAACGGTTTGATTACCGAAACGATGTGAGCACCTCCCAATGAAATGGGCCCTCAAGCAATCTCCGTGATTCTGATATGGGTCGGAGAAGAGGCAGTTGAAGCCAGTGGAGTACTCACCAGACAGGTATTCGTCAAGAATACTGAAATTTCCTCTTCCTCTCTGTCCCTGCCTTGCCTTCTTAATGTAGGTGCCGTGAATGTTTGCTTTCTCTGGCACTCCAAATGTCACTGCCTCAATGTTATGATTCCTCAGAAGAGCTTGCTTAATTAGTGTCGTTTTGCCAGAACCAGGAACAGCATGCACAACAATCGGATCACTCAAGGGTTCAACAGTCCTTTCAAAGCCAAATTCATTCAATAAACTGAGCACAGTTTCCATTATTAAATTTACAAGCTTAACCTAATATGCTTACATACAAAGCTATAATAATATCAACAACAGAACCTACTTAATACCGACTGCAGCTTCACCTCTGAACAAATCACGAATGTTCGACTTCAAAAGATGATTGTGCTGCACAATGAAACGCACACAATTATAGTGCGCATCAACCTCTTGAGGGGACAGATACAAATTCAAATTTTCCCCCATCTTATAAGCACAGGAAACTTCAATAGCATAATTATCGATGCAGTTCTCCAGATTCCTGGTTTCCCGAGCTATCTGTAATCTTTCAAGAACAAGATCAGGCTTCTTGAAAACTCCATGCTCACATAAACCCCAACCGCAAAAAGTTGGTGTTGCGGTGAATTGAACCTTAGCTTTCAGCTTAATCTTGTCCAAAAATTTTGAATTTGCATTGGTGACCTTCAATCTAGAATTTGCACACATGTCATCACCAGCAAAGCAGATAGCTTCCTTGCCACTCAAATCATATCTAAGAAAGGTGAATAACATGTTTGCCATGGTGTTGAACAAGAAAGTGCTTGCTTCACCAGTAAAGCGCATGATTGCAAAATTGCCAAGCTTCGAACCCAGATGGGTTTTAATGAAAGTGTAATCAGCAATGAGGTCGGGCGGAAGACCAAGGAATTTCATGACCTCCAACTCAAAAGCAAGAATAAAGTGGTCCTGTGACGCGTCAAATGCTTCATAATCTGATTCTGTGCATATCCCATTGAACTTATGGACGGTGACCCACTCAGCTAAATCATCAATATTTTTCCCAGAATGAATATAGAGATTTTTGGGTAGAACCTCAAAAACCTTGGCCTCAATATACCTCATATAGGGGGCAAATCTGCATAGAACTGAGTGTTGAAAACAAGCCAGAGTTTGTCCAGCCTTTGCACTTCTAAATCGATTATCAAATTTTGTGCACAACTGGGACTTCATGAAAATCAAAGCTTTATCAACAGGCCAATCTTCACATGACCTCCCTGAGTGATTCTCGATTGTAGCCATGCTTTTTGATAGCTTCTTCTCCTCAAAGGCATGAACAGCCTCACTCATCATAGATTCATTATGTCTGCAGTTCAAAGGGATTCTCTTGAGGAAGGTGTCCAACAGGAATTTTCCAAAGGGTCTGGCTCTTCTCAATTTGGCATTCTCCGCTGCTGGGGAAGAGAAGCTCAACCTTTTCTTTACAGCTCCAAGGTCAAGGGCGAATTCTGTTCCTTTATGCCTTGGATAAATAGCTTCATAGCGTTCAGCTGCATTTGTCAATTCTTGCCCCCGATTCTTACTATGATCATCTGTAAATTGCTCGGTAGTAATGTCTCCAATTCTGAACTCCCTAACTTCTCTTGATAGTATCCTGTCCACCCATTGTGCTCTAACAGCCTCCAAACCCATTATGGGTATATGGGTTTTGAACCAATCTTCTGCTACTTCCACTTCTTCAATGAGTTCTGGTTCCATATCAACATTCTGCCCCAAAAAGATTTTGGTCTTCAGCCATGGATCACCCACCAGCTTCGCTTCCCTCACACCCTCATCAGCACCAACCTGGCTTTGGAACCCCTCTATCAACTCTGGTCTCCCTGGAAGCAAATCAATAATATCATCATTACAGGCCCGTTTGGTGAAGAATTTATGCAGAGGCTTTCCAACGAAATGGGTGATTGCATTGTCCCATGTGACTCCCATGCCATTTATGAAATGAATATCATGACTAAACCTTGACAGGGCTGTCCACCAGCGACGGTCACTAGTTAGAGCACTCTCATAAGTTACCAGGATCGCACCTTTTTGAAAGTTAAGGCCAGTGGATTCTCCGTATGTTATACATTTCATCTTAAGACCGAGATGTGCAGCAACAACCTTTTTCTCCTCAAAGCTGGAAACAAGTACAACCGGGCAATCCTTTCGGCCCATCATTGAGAACTCTTGAATGCTATCCCAAAGAGTGTATTCCTCTTCATCAAGAGTTAACCGTGTTTTGTTCAAATTACAGGGGAGTCTACCATAAAAAATTGGATTTCTGAATCTTTGACTCAAAATGTTGAATTTATAACTTCGGCCACTGAGAGTCCTCATGATGTCACTCTCGCTGCCTGCAAAAATATGCCGATCTGAACTGCTGTCATAATCACTTTGGCATGGATCCCCGGCAATTATAATGTTCACTTTTAGATTTAACCCAAGTATGATCAGATCTATGTAACCGGGAGGAAATAGCTGAATCTCATCAATGACGACAGTGTGACCTTCCTTGATGCTGTCAAGATGCAAAATGAACAACTCAAATGTCTTAACGCGCACATTCTTTAAATCTTTGCACTTGCCAGTTTTCTTCCCTCCAACTAGGGAGAGCCCTAAATCATGATTTATTGACTCAGCAAGTGATCTCCTTGGCGATACAAAGGTTATAGCCTTTCCGGGGGACTTCTCAATGAATTTTTTAAAGAGAGAACTTTTCCCACATCCAAATGTCCCCAAGATCATTATCAATTTCCGATCATGGACTGATTCTGGAACAAGTTTGGCTGCCAACCCCTTTTGCGCCTCCTTTATTCCTTGGCAAAGTACACCTGTAGCACCTAATTCAAAACTGTCAAGCAAGGTGGATGCGCGGTCAATTGAGGGCCTATAATCAATTTCAGCCCCATTAATAGCCAAAAATCTCATTGCACTATTTGAAACTCTATTAAGGTCAGAGACAATTGGGCTAAACTTCCTCCGTGAAAGGGTGGGTATGTGCGCTAGGTGTTCTTTCTCCAAAGAAAATTCAGCAGGGATCCTTCCATTCTCATTAACCATAATTAATTCTCCACCTGTGTCCACACTGCCACAAATTGAGAATATTTCAAACAGCCTAGTCAGATCGAAAATACTGAAACCTCTACCCTCTGCGACTTCTTCAAAAAGGTCTTCATGAGCAGGCTTGCCCAACACAGCTAAAACATCAACCTCCCTACGACTAAGTGCTGAAGCAATCGCTCTTATGACACACCCATTAACTGGCATGCAGGGTTTGAAATGGTTATCTTGGCAGACAAGTGTTGCAGCCTTAAGCACCTCATGAGGTTTGAATATCCAAGTGCATTCCTCTCTTGTGTAGAGCACATTTAATCGTATTCCATAATGAGAACAGAAGTAAGCAACAGCCTCCCTTTCAGCCCAGGTATTCCCTTCAAGCTGCTTGCTTAACCTTGGACACTTAACTCCATCCTTTAGGGCCTGATCATGCAGGATTTTCTTTAAGTATTCACCATCAACACCTATTAATGGTCCTACAGAGTGCCAAAAACAATTACCATCAGCCTCAACATCAAAAGAGTGGAAAAGATCAGGCTCAAATTTTCTGCTCAATATGACTGAACACCCATGAAGTTTTTCAGTAAGATCAGACAGTTCGCACTCATCTTCATGGGACCTTAGCTCACCCCCTAGTGTCATTTTGGGCTTCAAGAAAGCCAGCACAATGAGATCTGTAGAGCAACTGGTTATTTTCCATCTTCGGAACCCTGAAAAGGAGCCTTCCTTCACATCCCCTTTGATGCTCTTATCATCAAGATCAACTATATGCATAGTCCCTCTAAGTGGGAAAACATGAGTTGGCAGCTCATTTATTATCCTGTTCATTCCCCTGACACCTTCTATACCTTTAGCTAGTGAGAATCGATCAGTAGGGTTAAACCCAGAAGCAAAAGCCAAGTCCCTTAGAGCTTCTGAAAATTTCAATTCCTCATTCTTAAGCCATGGACTATTGCACAGGCACATGTCGCAATTCAAGACATCTTTGGATAGTCCAGATAAACTTTTCAATGCATATTCAAGAATTGAAGAATCAATCTGAATCATGAACTCTTGGACGGGCGCACTGCCACATGGATCCCCAGTAACCTTCTCCCTAGTTTGTTCCCCAGAATCAGTGGGAGGTTTTCCCCCATCAAAAAAGCCCTTTTTTTCCATTTGCTTGAGCGCCGCTCTGTCATCTGAATCACCATGCTCAATGGCAACCACTTCCTGAATTGGAACCTGATGATCATCCTCCTTGGCCAGCCTAAATGTCAAAGAAATGCGCCCTTTTGAAGGTGATTTGATCCCATGCCTGTGTTCTCTCTGGAATCCAAAAGGCATAAGAAGCATTTGGGGACCACTCAATGGCACCTCGAAACCTGATCCAGAACACTCAATGCAGAAGATGGCGTCACCAGAATAATTGACAGTCAGAACTTGGTGATTGATATCATAAATTTCCTCATCATCCTTGTGCATGGATAATCCATGTCCTGTACTGTATTCCTGTACCAAACATTGGTTATAGAACTTCTGTGGAATCTTATTATCATCAAGGAACTTATCCAAAAAAGTGGGCCAGCCTCTTGAAACATGGCTAAATCCAGTGTAGCTGTACCCTTTCAAGTTCCTCGAATAGAAACTCGCTCCACGCCCTCGAGCACCCCCTATAAAATCAAGGAAGATCAAATTTCCATGGAGGGAACTAACATCTGCCTGCTGAATGAAACAGTTCAGATTGCATTTGCATGGCACAACATTACACCCAACTGTGGTAATGGGAACAACCTCAGAAGGTATGGCAGTTAAATGCTGTTCATCTTCCACAGTTGGCTCAACTTCAGGAACCGTTCTGATTTCTACCATGTGAACCACTGACAATTCTGATTCACTAAGAAGGGCCTGAAGTTTGAATTTTTTGAAAACCTGCCTCAAAGCCATCCTTCCATTGTGGAAGGAATTATGACGTTGACAACCTTTGATGAACTGATCAAATAACACAGATCTTGAAATCAGACCATCACGGCAGGGTGGAAGGTACCACTGGTTTGAGACATCCACAAACAAGAACCATCTGATTCCAAGCTCGAAGTAGAATCTCTTCCGCATCTTACCTTGCGCCTTCTTGCACTCCTTTAGAAGTATTCCCTCAAATGTCTTCCATAGATCAGTCACAGCAAAGCAGGCTCTCAGATTCGCTGCTATAATGACATTAACGGCCAAATTGGAGACTCTGCATTCACTGAAAGCTCCAACCACACATGGATCATACAAAGATAAGACTATCTTTGCAATCTTTGTTAGTGCTGTGGTGGAGTTTGTACTAAGAATTGAGTGAAATTGGTGGTCGTAGGAGTCAAACTTGCTGACTAAATAAGGTGAGTGGTGCACAGTAGTAATATCAACAACATCTTTCCTGGTACCCCATGCACTGGCAAAGGATTCTTCCACATTAAAATCAATATCCCCAAAGGTCAAGTTGATGAACTCCAGGTCATCCTTCCAATTTAATGATAGATCCTCTGTGTTGATGCTGAAGTTGAACTCTTCAAGTGTTTCTATAAAATTGTCAAGATGAAGCTGCTGAACCACTTTGAAATTCCTGGAAATGGGATTGGGAAATAACTTGAGGAAGAAACCTTGAACAATCCTCTTCATGTCTGGTAGCATGTTTGTGTTTAAGGTTTCGCACTTGAGACACAATTTTGAGAACTCCTCAAAGAACTTAATCTCATAACCATTGGGGTCCTTACAAACCTGACTTAACTTTGCCATGGCTGACTGGAGGTCAGGCTTCTTGAGAGTTCCTAAGTACCTGTATATCTTCAAAATGGTACTCTTTGAGATAGGCAAACAACTTTCAACTTTCCTCCTTAGAGGATTGAGGCCTTTCATAGAAACTGCCTCGAAACCATTGAAAAATCGCATTTTCTGGCCTATGGCCTCCCCCTTTGTGATTGATATGAGGTGGTGGGAGAAACTGCTCTTCAGGAGATCCAGTTGAAAAATATCCCCAGAGGGTGTTGTTATTTTACCAGTTCTCAAAAGATATGACCCAGACACTGGTTGAATGTAAGCCTCAGATTGCTCACCATCTGGAAAGAAGACCAAGTCCTTACCCAAAATTTTGAAAGTGTAGCACCAGGGGTTGAGGCTCTCTTTAGCCCCAGCAAGAATCTCAGGAGGGAACACGATTGAAGCTAGCATTACTTCTGGTTTCACATGATCCAAGAATGTGATCAAAGCTTCTTTGGTCCAGTAATGCAGCTCATCGTGGAAGAAGAACCGCTTTCTTGCACCTTCCATGCATCCTGGTATGAGGTCAACCAGGGGTGCATCATTTTCAAAGCCAGTTCTCCTGTCACACTTGAACTTAGCACTTATTTTAGAGGGGCTAACATGAAAGAAACCACCATACCTAGTTTTATCGATACTGGATATGTACCTATTGATGGTTTCAACCATTTGCAAATCTGGGTGCCTCCTCTTTAGGAAATCAACTTTATTTTTTTTAATACTAACTAAATAAAAGGAATTATCTAAATAGCTAGGCAGCACATTAAATAAAATGTTATTCTCAAGTGTTTTACAAACTGGATGAGAACGGGGTCTGTAGGAGTGGGGGCTGAGGTAAATCCCAGAATTGAACAACTTCATCTTTGCTAACTCTGGCAACGCATAATTGAAAAGGTCATGTTTGTCCTTCTCCACGTTAGTCAGAGCCAACACTGCTTGAGTTGAAATTCGAGATTGTTCCTCAGAAGTGAATGATGCGATTACTTCCTCTGCGGCTGTCCTTGAAAGAAGAGCCATTTCGAGTAAATTATGAAGTTGCCTTTATAATTTACTTGTTCAGAGTTTGTTTGCGTATCC